ATTTCGCCAACGTCTGCTGCAATCCAATAATAATTTTTAAACAGTTTGTTCAATGCTTCTAAACTACGCAAGTTGACGTGCATATATCTATTAGCTAAAAAGCGTTTGACTACCCAGGTAGAAGTCGGGCACCACATACCCGCATATATGATGCAGCGTGTATCGTCTAACGTCGGCACTTGCTGCAATACTTCAACGTAGTTTAAACAATCATGCGCTAATTGATCTAATTGCGCCTGCTGTCCTGCTTCGCTTCTCAAAAGCTCTTTTAACATCGGCAGCTCACCGCTTGCCTTAATATCAATATAGGTGCGGTCCGCAAACTCTGCACCGCCGGGGATAGCTTTCAAAAGGTCATTTGCCCTGTTGCCCTCCCATTGGCTCACACCTATAGAGGGGTATGCGTAAGCAGTACTTTTGGCAACGCTATCATATCCGCCCTCAATGCCTGTGTTAATCAATCCTTTTGCAATTTCTTTTGCAAGGCTTTTGTTCCAATCACTCATTATTACCAACCTCGTTTCATTTTTGATTTTTGATTAGCGAGCAGTGTAAAAAGGTGCAATTTGCACTTATTTCAGTTGTTCGCTTGCGTTTTTTTAGATTTCAGTTGTTTTGTTCAGTTCTTTAAGTATACTTACGATTTTTGGCGAATTTTCGTAAGTATACTTTTAAATTTGCTCATCGTTCTTTACTTTGAACATCCTTGTTTCAATTGCCTTGTTGCCAAGCTGTACAAGTAGCAGTGCAACCATACCAAGCGTAAATGCCTCATAGTTGCCCCAGGTTCTGGCAAATGCTGCTAACCAAATCGACACACCGCACCAAACAATAAAGCTCACAATAGCGCATACACGCCCCACGCTGTAGGCGTTATCGTCTTTTTTTATCATGTTCAAAAACTTACGCATTATCTGCACCTCTCATTTTTTATCTTTCGGCGGGTAGTTCTGCAGCTCGTTAAGCTGCTGCATCAAATTGTCAATCACGCCATTATCGCCTAACGCCTCATAGCTTTTATAGCAGGCGTCAATGCTTTCTTTAGCGTAGATTGGTATCCAGCCTTTATCCTGGACATAGTGATTATAAGCCTGGATAATTCTGTCCCTCAGCAACGCTTGTAAGCCTGCTTTTAGTGCGTCATTTTGTTTCTTCTTCTGCCGATACATAGTAATCAGTAGCGTTATTACGCAACCAGATATGACGTTAATAATAGAATTCAGCGCCGCATCTAAAGACTGTTCTATCATTTCATTACACCCCTATGTCATACTTCCATTGTCACAGCTTCTACTTCTGCCGCCGTAGTTGCTGCCTCAACTTTTTCTTTTGCTACACGATATGCAGTATGCAGTTTGTTTGAGCGTACCGCAATGGCAGCAATAATCATCTTTAAATCGTTAGCCGTTACTGGCGTATCGGCATTATCTGCCGTGGTCCACTCTATTGTAGCTCCTTCGCCTTGCAGTTCCAACGCAATAATTGCAGCACTGATTCTGTCACGGGCTTTACTGTCGTAGTCGTAGAGGTACCCGCCGTATTCCACCGGCTCAACCTCTTTGCTATCACGCAGACGCTTTAATTCCATGATTTTACGTTCACGCAAGATTTCGATAGGTTCTTCGGCGTGGATAACTATTACACCTAATTCCTGTAAGGTATCGTCACTGATTGACAAAGGAATAAAGATTCCGTCTTTGCCTAGTGCTTCCGAAAGGTCATACAAGTTATTATAGCTGTTAGCCTTATACGTGTATGTATTCATCAAAATCACCTCTTAATTAAATATTATTTCAACTTTAAATTTCTTTCCTACGTTTGCGGCACTAAACATACTAGAAATACTTGACGGCACACGTTGCACATAGGTGTAAAAACCTGTTGCAGCACTTTGATATGAAATTTTACCGACTGCAAGTGATTGGGTAACACCAGTTTCCATAGGTGTTATCTTAAGGCTGATATTACGGCTGCCACTCGTAACGCCTTCTTCTAGGAAGGCAATGTCAAACCATCCAGCGTAGTAATTCAGCATAACAAGAGTAACGGCTCTACCGTCATGTGTAACATTACCTGTAACCTCACCATAGTAACCACTGTTGGCGTTATATCCATATTGGCCACTTTTAGTTCCCATAGTCATAATGAATACATTCTCATCAACCACACCGCCCTCAGCACGTTTGAACATAAATAGACGATTAAGTCCCATGTTACATCACCTCTATGATAACTTAGATGCTTGTACGATGCTAGTTTTGTTACCGCTATTATCTAATGCTATAAGGATATTAAGTAATAAACCTGCACTCGTAATAGCTACATCACTAGCACTACCAATGTATTTTAGTGTACCACCATTAGTTATAGTTAGAGGATAATCAGCACTAGCTTTGATATATGCAGTAAAGACTAATGATTGACCACTATTTAATAAATAAGTGAAGTTTGTTAAATCTAGAGTAAAGCTACCTGTTGCATTATAAACAGCCGTAACTTTAGTAGGTTTTACAGAATTGCCACTAGCATAATCTGTTTTATACTTTTCTGTGCTCAACAATGCTAAATCAAACGATTGTTGAGCTGTCCATGCATTCTGTGTAGACGTGCTTACCCCACCACCTCCGCTAACGCTAATACTAACATTGCCGTTTTCATCAGGTCTTACATTGTTTACAGACTGCACAACGTATTCCGGTTTACCCCTCAAATCACTGTATTGCCCGCTAGTCGCAACATCAGATAAGTCACTTCTATCAACCTTTTCTTGGAAAGCTACCTGTAATTGACCAATAGTCTTATCAAAATCTGCTTTTTTCGTGTAGGTTTCAGTAATTACATTACCTGCACCGTCTTGTGTTGCTTTAGTAGCAGCATAGGCTGTTTCTGTTTTACCTAACTTACCCCCTAAAGCAGAGTAAACAGTTTTGTTAGCAATAGCATTAGTAGAGGTAGCGGACAAAGTAGTATCTACAGCTGCATTTGAGCCACCACCGACAGTAATACTAACATTGCCACTAGTATCCGGTTGCACACCATTCACGCTCTTGACTACTCCGCTAATATCAGTTTTAGTAGCGTAAGTGTCTGTAATGACATTACCTGCACTGTCTTGTGTAGCTTTTGTTGCTGTTGTAGCATTACCTGTGTAGCTTTTAGAATTGATATACCCAACAACAAAATTAGGTGAACCATCATACCATTTAAGGCTATTAATGCCATTCTGCATATAAATATCATCAAATCTATTTGGGGAAGTAAAAGTATTGGCATCATCAAGTACCGCTCTATTATCAAGAGCAGCTTTGATAACTTTATTCTGCACAGGATTGGTTGAAGTGTCAGACAGTGCAGTATCAACAGTTACATTTGAACCCCCACCGCTAAGAGTTACAGCAGGTGGATTAGCAAGACCAGCTTTGTTAGTCCATGACAACACTCCATCACTAGACACACTAGGAACAAACACATTGACATTCTCACTATAATTCTTAGCATTGTCCATGTAGGTTTTTGCATTGTCCTTGTAGGTCTTTGCTTCACCTGCGCTGTTTCTTGCATCAGACGCAAAGTTACTAGCAGTAGTAGCAGCAGATTGAGCTGCTTCTTTACTAGCACCTGCATTATCAGCATAGGTCTTAGCGTTGGCAGCATAAAGGGATGCATCACTCTTAGCGGTTTCAGCTACATTCTTGTAACCTTCGGCTAACCTTGCGCTTTCCGCAGCACTTGCAGCAGATGCACTCGCATACTGTGCGCTGTTACCTGCTACGCCAGCAAATTCGAAGGCGCTATCTTCACTCTTCGCTGCCGCAGCTGCATTTGCAGATGCAATCTGCGCTTGTGCTTGAGTCTGTGCATAAACGCCTTGCGCCAATGGTAAAACCTTTGCCGGGTCTTCCGTCAATTCAAGTTCTCGCCCATCGTCGCTAATTCTAAAACTTTTGCCATTCTCCCACGGGATTGTAGCATCTATATCAGTGCTTTTGCTTACACTGATTTTCAAACTTCTGTTGGTAGCATCTGTAAGCTGCTGGCAAATCATAGTCAGTTTGTCACCAATATCCTCAACCTGGTTAAAAGGATATTGGTCTGGCAAATCTGTATCCTGCGTTACCGACACTTCCCTATAAATCGTCAGTTTCCAACCGGTAGGAAGCACTGCCGGCCGCTCGCTTTCCGGCACTTCAGCGCCGACTGCATAACCCGGATAACGCACAACATTCTTTTCAACGTCAACATAATAATCTTTAGTCAGCAACTTTTCTTTGCCGTCTGCGTCTGTCAGCAAAACTTTAATGTCTGTCCGGTCTAAAATTTTAAACTGATACGCAAACTCTGTTGCATTTCCATTGCCGCTATATGTGATTCTGTTATCAACATGAGCAAGCATAATAGCTCCCCTCCTTTTATTATTTTCCTCAAAAGAAAAGTGTAGATATATTTTTTATATCTACACTTAATAAATTCACTTTAACTAATTATACATTCATTTTCAAAGGTTCGTATCTATGCTACTTTGTGAAATCTTTGTCAATCTTTTTTACGTTCGCTTTTCGGTCTGCGTTTGTAAATATCTTGCAGCTCAAAGTCCATATCATCAGCAGCAATATCTATGCTGTTGAATATGATATTGAAGATGCCGCTAGGAACGCCAAGAAATGCACCGCCGACATATGCTGCTTGTTCTATTAACTCGCCGGGTTCTTTCTTGCCTTCCACAACGTCATTCAAGCGTCTTGGAACAGTAAAGCCTTTATCAATCAAGCCTTGCGCCGCAGTCAGTCTGTAGCCGTAGTTTTTCATACCTAGCAAGTTTTGTATGCCGATATTTGCAAATTGGCCGTAAGAGCCACCCATAGACAACGGGTAGTTAATAAGCTCTTTTGACAATTTGCGATAGCCGTCCTTGTCTTTCTCAAAAGGAGCAGTCAAAGAAAGCTCTGCAATAGCCACGTTCAGCAAGCACACGCCGAGAAATTTGGCACCAGCAAAAGCAATCAGCCGTTCAGCCATTTCTTTTTTCTCGCCGCTATTCCATAACCTTTTAGCGATATGTGCTTCTCTGTCCCATTGGTTAAACTGTGTGTTGAAAAATCCCTGGAACATCGTAAACAATCTGAATAAGCCGCTATTTCGTTGCATACTTGATACATCATGAATACGGCTGCTGCCTAACGTGCGGCGAATAACAGTGTTCGCAAAGTCTAGTGCTTCCTGCTCCGTCTTGCCTTCATTGATTTTCTTCATGTATGCTTCTGCAAATACCGGCTTTGCAGTCATCATATCAGTGTAGCCTAACAGCATTGCACCATATTTCAGCGTCTTTTTCTCAATTGAGTTAAGGTCGGAACGATTCTGAATATCTCTCAATGTAACGTCTGGTACTTCCATGCGTTCACGCATAAACACGCTTTTTGCGCAAATCGCATCTACTTCTGCCCTGCCTTCACCTGTAAAGCCACGGTACAAGGCTCTGAAAGCGTCAGCATAAGTAAAGCCTTCTACGCTATTTCCGTATAGCAGGATGTTAGAAAAGTTCTGCATTGCCGTTTTGAAGTTAAACATAATAGCCGCATTTGTTGCAACATTACGCAAAGCGTCAGCAATCTTCGTAAATGTCTTTTCGGCCATATACGCTGTCTTATTGCCATATGGATTAGCGCAAGCCTGCAAAAACTCTCTCAAAAGTCTTACGTTGGTATCGCCTAAACGCTCAACCATATTGCGGTAAATATCCTCATCGTTCAGTATCTTTCTGAAATCAAGCATTGTTTCACGATAACAAATATCGTGAATAGTGCTTTTTACCGCCGTAACCTCACTGCCACGCGATAAGTCTACGGGATATTTGCCGCCAGTACGTGACTTACTGGACCCGGTATTAGTAGTCAAAGTCCGTTGTGGCGGTCTGTTGCCTTCTTCGGTGCTGTCGATTCTGTCAAATTTTCCGGGCATACTGCCGGTGCGTGTATCACGTTCCAACGGGAAGTAGCCACCGTCAAATACTACGCTTTCGCCGCTTGCAAGCTTCAGCACCAGCGGTGACGCTTCAATCTTCGGCGGCTCAAAGCCTTTTGTCTTGCGATTGACTTCTGCCAGCATAGGCCAGAATTTACTTGCTGCATTGATACGTGCCTGCGCATAGGCAATATCTTCTTTAGTCAGATGCTTACACAAAAACTCTATAAGGTTTTGTTTGGTTTGCAGCATTGCTTCTTCTCTGCCTATAAGCTCCGATTCTTCCACCCATATATCAGAATTCTTTACGCCTACCGGTTTTTGTGAACAAAGTCTTGCAGCATTACTATCACTGCCCAGGTTGCAAAGCATAGCAATCAAAGCATGCTTATCTGCGCTGCCGCCAAGTTCTTCGTAGTAAATTCTTTTATCGTGCGCAATGCCGGTTTCTTTGTCTGGCTCCCATTTCTGCAAAGCATCTGTAAGCTCGTTCTGGTAGCTTTCAACCATCGTGCTTTCCATATCTGCGCAATGGTTGATTTTGTTGTAAAACTCCCTAGTAAAATAACCTTCCGTCCAATTATCCATCATCAAGAAGAAGTTATCAGCGTTACGCAGTGTAGCTATGATATTTTTAGGCCAGTCAATAATTCGCTTACGCAGGCTCTTTTTACTGTCGCTGCCAATCTCCGCCTCGTACTCTACCGGCAATTCTTGCAGGTGCGCTATCGTATCAGCCTTAACCTTTTCAAATGCTTCATCGGCAGCAATCTTATTCATCTTCGTATCTTGCTTTGCAATAGCACGAATGTTTTTCAGTGCGTCGATAACGTCCATATAGTTCGCAAGGCTAAGCTGCGGCGCATTGGTCAAATCATTATTCGGGTTCAGAACAAACTCCGGCATAGAAATAATTTCGTCACCGTACTTTGCCTGCATCTCTGCAATGTAATCGCTAAGCGGCTGCACTTCTCTGCCGTTGGTGTTAAAGTCCTTGCGGTGATAGCCCATACGCTCCAGCAATGCGCACATTTGGAAGAAGTGCTGCTCTGTTCCCCACACTTCTTTCTTGCTGTGCATCTGCTTTCTGACGTACTTTCTTGCGCTTTCAATCTGATGTTTGGCCTTGACTGCTTCACGATACAAAGCGTGATTAATCATCTGCTGTTGCTTATACATAGCCGCTTCTTCCAAAAGGCCAGCTTTCGCAGCCTTGTTTGCATTAGCCGCCGCTCTGCGTTCTGCCATAGCAAATCTTCTCGGCTTCATAACTTCGCCTGCTGGCAAAGTCTGAATATAGCGTTTAGCAAAATTGTCTGCGTTCTGCTTCCGCACTTTAGCAATATTCTCACGCTCTTTTTGCTTAATATCCTTGTCGCTTATTTCGTTGAGTGCCTCATCAATAAGCTGTTGTTCAAGTGCAACCACTTCGCCGCTCTCGTCATTATAGAGTGCTTCCCTTGCCGCTTCTCTTGCCTGCTCACGCTCCTGCATGAAGTCGGGGAATCTGCGGTTCACGGCCTTGTCAATCTCTTGACGCACCATAGCTCTTTCACTCGGCGAAGTCAAAATATCCTGCGCCATAGCATCGCCGCTGTCATAGCCTAAGCTGTCAGCCACCCAGTCAAACAGTTCTCTCTGCTCGTTAGACAAGGCACGCTTTTTGCTCATCTCCACAAGGTCGACTTTATCCGGATTAGTTTCAAGCTCATGCTTCAAGGCTTTAAGCTCATTAAGCTCCGTAAGTTGTTCACCCTCTACCAACGTTTCGGCAATCTCTTTCAAGCCTTCTTCGCTTTTGAGCTTTGCTCTGTCACCGCCGTTGCGAACGTAGTTTCTCGCCCAGTTATCCTGCACGTCGCTACCCTCATTCTCATTGACGGTATAACCTTCGACAATCTCTCTTGCCATTTCATAGCCGCCGGCATAGCCGTTTTCCTCTGCTATCTGGTCAAAGAGTTCTTTTTGCTCCTGCGATAATTGATTGCGCTTACTTTCTTTTACCAGGTCGACACCTTCGGGGTCTGTTTCAAGTCTATGTTTCAAGGCTTGCAGTCTGTCCAGCTCATCTACAATATGCTTAAAGTCTGCCTTAATTTCAGCGTCGCCATAATCTAAACCGGTGCTACGCAAATCGTAGTAATCCGCTATATCTTCGCCTCTTGCAATCTTTTCAGCAATTCTTCTGCGTCCTTTTTTACTGGTCAAGTCGCTTACGCTGCCGCCGTAGTCATGAACGTATCTTGATACCCAGTTGACATTACGAATACTGTCACCTGCTTCATGGAATACAAGGCCTTCAATATCCGCTTGCTCTAAAGCTCGCTTAGTCCAATGACGTTTTCCGTCCTTGCCTATCTCACCAAAATCAACCAAGACTGCGCTTTGGTCCGGTATGCCTGCAAAGTCATTTGCATACTTGCCTTCTGTTCTATTGGTTGCGGCAAAGTAGCCCCACTTACCATTGATGAAAAACGCACGCTCACTCTTGACTGTATCTTGATATTCCGCAAGCTCACTTTCTATTCTGTCAGCAATAGGATTCAAAATATCATCAATAGCTCCGTTTGTATCTTTTAACAGTTCGTTATAGTTTATACGCTCATTACCATAAATATATTTTCTTGCAAGCCTACGCGGATTAGCTTCGATTGTTTCCCATTCGTTGATTTTTTGCTTGAAGTTAGCATGAGCCATGCCGTTTGCATCAACCACAAAAGACGGATTGACAACTGTTTTTTGACGCGCCTTGCTGAATGCCGCAACGAGCATATCTTCGGCGTTGGCAACACGCTCTTTAGAAAGTGCGCCGTATGTGTCGACTTCCGCTTGAAGATACTCAACTATCGGATTGAGTATATCGTCAATGCTGGCGTTGGTATCGTTCAGCATATCATTATAGTTTGGCAGGACGTTTCCTAAAACGTGCCTGTATTTTCTTGCTATAATCGCAGGATTAGCGAGTTTTGATTCTTGCCCGAATTCCTGCCCGACTTGCACTCTTGCACGATTGACAAGCTCACGTGCTACCGCTTCTTCAATCTGCGGCCGTATTTCTTCGATGAAAGCAGCCTTTTCAGCTCTGCGCTTTGCACTGAAATCAGCCATTGCTCGCCTTGTCAGAATATCCACGGCCTTGTCTTTAGCCTTCAAGATTTTATCCTGCAAGGCCTTTTTGTTTTGGTCTGATAACTTGGATGTTATATTTTCCGGCAAGCCGCCAAATATACCTTCCATGCGTGCCATAACTTCAATTTCTTCACGGCACGCCAACATTCTGTCGAATACCTGCCGTACTTCCGGCGTTAATTCTGCCGCATTTTCGCTTCTTGCTATCTTACTATAAATAGCTGATAACCAATTAGCGAATCTCTGGAACACTCCGCGCAAGCCAACACTAGGCGCTTTGCCTTCCATGATGTAGGTTTCAAATGCTTCTGCCAGCTTTTCATGCCCGGCTCTCTTTGCTTCAACGTCACCGCTTGCCCATGTTTCAGCATCAATGCCTGCATACTCCATGAGTTTTTTTGCATCAGCATTTAGTCTTGCGTTGCTGGGGTCTGCCAATGCTTCGTTAATCATGGTTTCCACAAAGTAGTGTCCTGTTTCGTGGATAACTGTACTTGCATCTGCGCCCTTAAAAAGCGTGATAACATAAGTACCATCATCCATTGGGGAAATCATGCCTTTATCTTTCAGTGTACCATTGACAATTTTTTGTTGCTTGTAATTATCTGCTTTTTGTGATACACTATCAGCAAAAGAGGACGTTTTGTTTGAGATACTGGGCTGAGCCTTGAATTGCTCGGAACCCGAGGGCTTGAACGCGTCCTCTATTTTTTTATACTCACTTTCGTTAAAAACATTATGATTATAATATGATAATGATTTATCATTATGTTCTCTTACTGTAACAACTACATAACGTTTTTCACCATTAACATTCAGTGCAGAATGAATATAATAAAAATTCTCGTCTGAATGTTTTTCTTTTTGCGGCGCAGATTCTGTAACGAAATTACCATTCTCCATAATTTCACGTAAATAGCGCAATGCAAAAAGTTTTTCTTTTTTAGCGGAAGTGTGTTCCATTTTCTTTCTGCCACTTGTGCCAAATTTAATATTATTTTCTTGATACCCTTTATCTATTCTAATATCACCCAATACACTATTATGAACGCTCGTGCCTTGCAAGTTGTCCCTATACCATGCAAAAGCCTTTTTCTGCAAGCTCTTCAAATCTGAATAGTGTCCCATCTCATTTCCGGTAATATTAGTAGTATAGAATTGCTCTTTTTTAAGCACTCCTCCCTTGCTAAACCAGCCATTCTTTTGTTTAGCTTTGCCGCCATCTTCAAAGCGCAGCTTATTCTTTTGCAGCCACGCAGCAGGATTTTCGGGGTCTGCAATAAGCGCGCGGCTCTCCAATACTAAACGCAAATTACCGGCATGAGATTTATTCATACCTGCTTTAGTAGCACTATCGACAATAGCGTCAAGTTCTGCGTCAAGCTCCGTGCTTGCCTGCCTGGTTAAGTTGTACCCTTCTCGCAGCTCTTTACGTGTCTTTGCGCCGCCGTCCGACAATTCGCCGTTGCTGTCAAAATACATATTGTCTTTCGTAGCTTCAAACAGCGCATTATCTTTAGCCATTGCCGCCGTAAACTTGCCGCGGCTAATGTCTATATCCTGCCCAAGTTCTGCAGCCGCCTCTACTTCTTCTTCGGTAATTCCTAATTCCTCAAAAAGTTTGTTGTTACTGCTGGTCTGTTTGTAGCCTTCCAGGTCCTGCGCCGATACAGTAACAGTATCGTCCTCAAAGTTTGGATTGTTCGCTTCGATTGTAGCCGCCGCACGCTCCGGGTTAATGCCTGTTTCTTTGATTCGTTCAGCATCTGCTACTAACTTCGCCTTACGTTCTTCATTGGCTTTCAAAGCGACGTGCTCAACGGCACTGTCAACGGCAACGCTTACGCCGCTTGCAGTACCACCAAGGATAGCACCGATAAGGCCACTATATCCCGCTTCCTTCAAGTTCTGCTGCCAATTCTCGCCCCATTTCTCCGCAAGTTTGGCAGTGCTTGCGCCGGGGTTCTTTGCCCATAAGTCCGTAGCTTGCTCCGGGAATTCCTGCAATGCTTCGGTAACACCTTCTTCAAGGCCACGTTTGGTAACTTCCCATATCTTAGCTTTCAGTCCGCTACCGGCAGGCATCTTTTTAAGCAGTCTGCCAAGTGGCAGTTCCTCTAATACCGCTTGCGGAATTGCGTTCATCAAGCCTGCCTCTGCTGCTCTGCTTGCGCTTACGCCCTCTTTGCGCAGTCGCAGGTATTGTTCGCCGCTGATGTTTGCACCATTGTAAAGCATACTGATAGCGTGTACAGTTTTTGCACCTGCACCGGCAGCGCCTACACCTTTAGTCAGTGCAAGCTGTACTAAAAGCTGAATACCGTTTTCGGCCAAATCATAACCAAGTTGCCCAGCCGCCGTATCAGCCTTAACTTCTTCGCGCTTCAAAATCTCATCGGTGACATAGCCTAAAGCCTTGCTGATGTTCTCTGATTGGTCATACTCTTTAACAACATTCTTGTCACCCTTATGAGCTTCAATATTAGAATCAATCGCCGCTTTAGCCGCACCGAATAAGCCACGCACCGAACCTTTAAGGCCGTTCATCACGGCAGTGCCTATGCCTGGTTTATCATCGTTGATAATACTACTAGTATCAATCGTCGGTGAGCTATTGCTCTGTACTGCCTGCGAAAACTTATTGTACTCATCGTCGCTCATTTTTTGCAGGTCATAATAGCCTAGAGTTTCAGCAGGTGACAAGCCGCTGTCAATATCAGCAATAAAGCCATAATTAGCATATTCCTTTTTTGCCTTTAATCTGCGGTCGAATTCGTCTAAAGGTTCATTAGCCATTTAGTAATCTCCTTTCAGTAACTTTGCCAGATATGCACCGTTTATTTTGCCCGATTTGCCATCTAACCATTTAACATCGTACCAATCATCGCCCGTTTTAGTTACGCTTGCGATACCACGTGCAATTAAATCTGCGTCACTTGCTTTTATATCTTCTGTACTGTCAAACCAGAATGAATGTTTTTCGGTAACATAGCTGCCGTAAACCTTAGTTGTTACGCAGTTTTGCAAGGCTTCCAACAGCTCCGTTTCACCCGGATTCATGCCGTGATTTTTTGCGCGATAAGCGCGCACCCATTGCCGCCCGTAGTTTTGGATTTTTTTCTTATACAGAGCATCGGCATTTTTGCCTGCGACTTGTTGTACAAGACCTTCCATATCAAAAGCAAATTCGCCTGTCCCGTTATACCAATCGTTGTATATTTTTTCTAACTTCCCGCGCTGTGCAGACGATGCACCTTTGTTAGCAGCGTATGCTAAAAATTGGTCGATGCTAGCAAACTTGCCTTCTTGCAGCATATCTTCCAGTACGCCTATTGCATCATCATCAAGTTTTCCGTTACTGCTTCCACCGCTACCGCTGCTTCCACTTCTGCCTTGCGGTCCGTATATCGCCGTCACCGCATTACGGTATGTTACGTACTTGTCGGGGTCACTGCCTGCCTGGTTAGTAGCCCACGCCATAGCATCACTATAGCTTGTGCCGTTATTAAACATACTAAATATCTCATTCTTTATTCCTTCAAAAAGTTTGTTCTTTTTGTAAGTTTCTATTCTGTCATGGTCTGCCTTAATAGTGCGGTACTGCTTCATAATACGGTCTTGCTCATCCTGGCTCATGTTGTGAGTGCTGCGCACGTTTCCTGCCCTATTGGTAACACTCTCTGCGTATTCTTTGATACTAGGCTCATTCCCATGCTGCGGCGTATCCCAAGTGTTTCCCCATACGTCCGTTGTTTTACCACTTACCCAGCGTTGTGCATTAGTTTCTCCGCTATACCATGCTACCGCCGCACCTGCTGCACCGTATTTATCATAGTATTGTTTTAACTTAAAGCGTGCTACAATCTCTTGATTTTCCGGTGTCATTTCTGCACCTGCTGGCAAGCCTGCTTCTTGGCTCCAGCTAGGCCAGTTACTAGGCAAAATCTGATACTTGCCGCTTGCGCCTGTACGGCCATTCTTGGCGTTATAATTGCCGCCGCTCTCTTGAATACCGAAAGAAGTTAGCAAATTCTCAAAATCATTACCGCTTTCGCTGCCACTAAATCCTTTCATGCCTTCAAGTTCTTTGCGTACCGCTTCTTCATTGTCGCCATATTTAGCATACAAATCTTTAGCGGTATTTCTTTCAAAAGCGCTGCTCTCTTTATCGTATGCCACCTTCTCAAAAGCAGCTCTCTGATTAGCAGTCAGATAACTACCGTACTTATCCATGATGTTACGCATAGTGCCATAATCTTCGTTGGTGATACTTGCGCCGACGGCACTCGCTACCACCTGCCCAATGTTGGCTCTGCTCTTAGATTCGATAAACTCTGCGCCACGCTTGCCATATATAGCGCTTGTTAGTAACTGTGTACGGATAATCTCATCTTGCAGCGCCTGCGGATTGTTCCAGTTCTTCTGTACAAACTCGCAGGAGTTCTGAATATTATTGTCATAGCGTAAATCAGTGACTGCTTCTTTCTGCTTCTGCTCGTATTGGTCGACAGTCTGGAAGCCTTGCTGTGCACTCTGATACATTAAATGGTCAAGTGCAAGCTGATTTTTTTTGCTATGCAATTTAGTGTTGCTTAATACATCCTGCCTTGCCTTATTTATTTGCTCTGTGTAGCTTGCGCCTGCTCCGGCAGTGCCTTCTAGCTTTGTATTCATAAGGCCGCTTTCATCATTGTACATGATGTTATAGCGGCTCTTATTGAATATATCCATAGCATTAAGAATGGACTGTTTGTCCTCATCTTCCTGCTGTGCTTCTACTGCTACCGCCCATTTGTTGGCGGCACCGGCAATAGCGGCAAGTCCTTTGCCGCCGCTGCCATAAGCGTTAAGGTCACTCGATACCTTGACAGTCGCACCGCCGCCGGTACCTAAATTGACGCTGCCTTGATAGCCTGCAATCTTCATACTGTACCTCCCTTACCAGCTCCATTTAGTAAAGCCTGTATTATCCATGAACGGGTTATTCTTCTTTGCCTGGTTATAAAGGTTAAAGCCGTTCATATTGCTAGCAGGAAGATTGAAATCACTGTTAGCATCGTACCAATCGTCACTGCTTACCGTAGTTGTTCCCTTGCTGCCGCCAATCATACCTTTAGAGTAAGCGTTCGCCGCCGCACCTACAAGCGTACTAAACATCTGCATTTTGCCGTTGGCTTTAGCGTTCTTCGCCGCCGCATTATATGCGCTTGCCTGGTTGCGATAATTAACCTCGTTTACATAAGTGCTCCACGCATCGTTACGCTGATTTTGCAACAGATTCATACTGTCTTTTTTGTAAGCGTCCTCACTGCTTGAAAGAATATCACTGACACTGCCGCTGTCGGTTAGGCCGCTACTGCCTGCCGCCGCCAGCGCCTGCCCTCTTGCAAGCCTCATTCTATCGTTGAGCTGGCTTTGCTTCTGCGCATACGCTTCTGCCTGCTGCTCACGTTGACGGCTCATAATAGCCGCGTTCTGCTGCGCGGCCTGCGCCTGCGCTTTATATGCCTGCTCCTGCTGTTTGGCCTGCTGATGTTGACCACTTAACTGCATGACAGTTTGCAGGCCCATTAAGATTCCAAGTGTACCCATTACGCTCACTCCCCTCTATATGGAATATAAAACTGATAAAATTTCTTGCCGTCCCAACCTGTTTTAGGCTCTACCAAAAATACCGCTCCCAAGTGTCTTAAATAGTTAATGCTAGTGCGGTTCTTCTCGTAGACGATATTGTGCAGCAGTCCATGCTTGCGTACCCATTCATTCAGCACTCTTTTCGCTTCCTTGAAAAGCAGGCTCTTTGTATAACCATTATAAAGTTCGTTCGTACCTACCATCCAAATTCCGCGTCCCGGTGCGCCCCATTCCATAGTACCTTTGCCGAATATCGCAAGCAGTTTGCCGTCCTCACCACGGTACACCCTTGTTTCTTCGTCAAGCTTGATACTACCGATAAGCACAAATACCGGGTCACTGCTTGCTTCCAAATCTTCCTTATCGTGCGGCCGTATATCTTGCATAAGTTCTTCAATCAACGGCACGACATTTTCTTTTGATTTATTATCAAGGATTTCAACATTCCACTTCTTAGCCACCAAAAGACACCTCCCGCACTACCGCCAGCAAGTTAAAAGGATACGGCTCATCCGTAACGATAATCACTCTGCCTTCGTTGTTAAAACCGCCAATAGGTAAAGTCATATGCTTGTCGCCAGTAAATAATTTAATATCGCTCACTGCGTTCTGCTCATCAAAGTTCATCAAGTCCATAGTATTTATATCCGGCCCGACCATGCCGCCAAGAGAATTACTTAAACGCAGGATGCAATTACTAATCTGCTTTTTGCGTCCTTGCATAGTGCCGTCACCAGTCTTAATTTCGACGTTTGGAAGTTCCACGATACTTCTATAGGGCAAGCCAATAAAAGCGTGTTGTACGGCCGCCGGGAGCGTCACAGTGCCGTCTTGACTTACTGTCAGTCCGCTATACATTCTTCCATCACCGATAACAGTAACTTTTTCACCTGCCAACTCTGCCGCATCAATCTCTGTTTCCCCACTGCTCTTTTCAGCAGTGCTATACTCAATAGCATTATCAAGCATAATATAATCGTCGGGGTTATTGCTCTTTGCAGGATTCTTTGCCAGATACTCGATATTGCGTACTATTGCGCCGTTTATCTCTCGCTGTACTACAAGATAAATAATATCTTCATCGCCTTCCTGCACTGCCGCCACAGCTTCAATCTTGCCTTGCGTTTCTATCGTCGACCAGGCATATACTTTTTGTTCCATGATGTAGGATAAGCAAGCCATGCTGCCGTCGCTTCTCACAAAGTATATAGTGCTGTCAGGTTCCTGCTTATATGCACTGTCGACAATCTGTACATTCTCTATGATATGCTTTGCCAGCAATGTTAAGTCATTGCCGCCGTAGCTGTCTGTTTCATAACTATATGCCATATCCCTTACAGTGCTTCCACGTCCTTGTACAAACACGATTCTGCCGCCAATCATCAACGGCTCAACAGTGCTGCATCCGCGTGTAGTCTGCATTTTGGGAACGGCTTTAGATGGTGTTACAGTATCGCTGCCGCTTACTGTCCATTCGTTACCCGCAGTCAAGACGATTAAATCGGTGCTTGCTATCAAGTGTAAAATCTTAAACTGCTTGCGGCTCACAAATGCAAGTGCTACTGCGCTATCATCGGTAACAGTGCCGCTGGCTTTCTCTACACTGAAACTGCCGTAATCACCGGTTCTGCTCATCCACACCATATAAGGCTGCTTCTTCGTGCCGCCAAAACATAATCTGTCTTGGAAAAAGCACAGTGTTTGCGGGTATCCGAATTCTTCACTCCATGCGCCCCATAAAAAGTTAGTAGTCATATCTGTTGAGCCTAACTCTTTTTCAACATGAGCTTTTGCCGTGCTGTCGCTGGTGATTTCAGTAAGCTTTACAACGCCTTCCGCATTGTAGGCCATTGCTGTTAAATCAACAGTGCAAGTACCGCTACTGATAGTACATACCGCCCTTAAAAATACCGGTTCTGTTACGCTGCCGCTTTCGGACGGGTTGTAATCGTCTTTAGATGTATATTTTCTGTATTCCTTCCAACTTTCGCCATCGTCGCTTTTTTCTATAGCAAAACTGCCACTCCAAGTTCCGTGACTGATAACCTTCCAATTTTCGCCTACGCGCACTCTTTCAGTAGTGCCGTTGCTGGTTGATACAGTCTTGCTTGCAATCTCTTGTTTAAGTTTGATATACGCGCCAGGCTTGCTGCTAGCGAAAATATTCTTGTTGCTCGTCAAGGTAATATCGCCTTGCGTTCCCGAAGGTGTCAATTCTTTATTGCCGGTATATAAAATCTTTACCCAGCCATTAGCGCCTGCTGTGCCGTTTGGAGCACCTTTTTTGCCGCCTGCGCCACCTACAGCGCCGCCGCCTTCGCCATATGTTGTACCTTGCGTACCAACTTCGGAATAATAGCCGTCCTCGCCATACATACGGCTGCCTGCGCCGCCTGCGCCGCCGCCTCTGCCTGTCAAACCGCATGCGGTACTATTCTCGCCGTCTGTACCGCTAGAGGCCGTTGTGCCTTCGTAGTTGCCTGCACTATGAGCATAAGCACCGCCGCTGCCGCCGCTACCGACTGTAATCGTGTAACTTGTGCCTTTGGTCAGCGTTAGAGTTTTTATAATGCGTTCACCACTGCCGCCGTCGCCACCTTTGGCGGCATAATTATAAACTTGGTGTTCTCCGTGCCTTCTCCATGTAACGGCACCACCGCCGCCGCCGCCTGCGCCAGCTATATCAATTTGATATTCGCCGGTAACAGTCGGTTGAAAATTGTAAGAGCCGGGCACGGTATAGCTTATGCCGCTATAATTTTCAAGCGTAGTTGATTCGTCAAAATACATATCAGTAATTTCAAAATCAGAAAAGCGCCAGTCAGTGTCTGAGTATCTTGCAAGCTGTTTTACCGGATATTTGCCACTTGCAATAAACATAGTATCTGCACTTTGAACAAATCTTAAATCTTGCAGCATATCTGCCGCGTATGGTGTCATAACTTCTATGTTTATATAAAGTCCGTTCTTATGCACTCTTATATATTTCTCACCAATCTCCAAAAGATAGTCAGTGCTATCTGCGCCGTTGAATGGTACCAGGATACACGCTTTATCGCTATATTTTGTTCGTGCCATATACTGCATGCCCGGTCTGCGATAAATAGGGCCGTGCGGCTTGATAAGGCAGTTATAGGCTTGCAGTACCGCAAACTGGTACTTATCTAAATCGACGCGGTTGGCAACTTCGGCGCTGATTTCGCCGCCGGTAAATGCAGGCTGCAATAAATAATAAGGTGTTAACCCACTAGCCATAATTACGCCCTCCCGTCAAAGTATTTACTCGGGTAGTCCGGCAATTCTTTCTTTTCGCTTGCCGTGGTATACTTCGCTTTCTGTAATGCCGCCATTGCAAGCTGATACTGTGTCTGCTGCAAGCCGCTGTTGCCGGTCAGTTGTACGCAGATATTAAACGCCAGCATATGAGTAAACGCGCTCAAAAAATCACTTGAAAACATTTCCACGTCGTCAACATCATAGGTATATTCAAGCCACGCAGCAGGGATATTGCAGCCTATACCAAGCACGTTGTCACTTGCCATATATAAGTCCCACTCTTCCTGCTGCTGTTCGCCTGCCCTTATCATTGCGCCGGTGTCAGCGTCAAATATCTTGCGCACAGCAAGGCACTTTTCGGGGTAGGCGTAAACGTGGGACCAGTACGGAGATTCAATGCTAAGTTCTGCCAGCTTGCTCACGCGCTTTGCAAATCCCCAAGTGTAGCTTCTCAATAGCTCTTTACGTGTGCTATCGTAAAACAACTTGCATTGTCTTCCCTGTTCCGACTGCTCATCTATATTGCTTATACGGCCTTTGGCGATATGAGCCAGTGCCATATTACATACATCGGTAATGTTAAGCATTTTAACTATTCCTCCTTGATTATTAAAAAAGGGAAGAGCTTATCGCCCTCCCCTTAAAGTACTAAATCAGCCCGGCCAGTTCGGAACAGTTTCAGTCAAGCCAGCAGTAATCTTGCCGCCGCTTGCGCCGGTAACAGTCAGTTTAGAATAAGCCTTCATGCCATACGGCAGTTTCGCCGCAACCAAAATGCCTTTTTTGCCGGTAGCAAGAGTATAAGTTGCAACAGTAACTTTATTGCTGCTCATGCCCGCATCGTCGGCAGTCTCCAAAGCCGCAGTAACGCTGGTGCCAGCTAAGGCGGTAGGTGCGGAAATAACAAGAAACAGCGGGTCAGCAGCATCACCGCCGCCAACATTCGCAATTACATTGCTGGTCAAGGAATTATCCATGTACATATTTTGCTGGTCAAAAATCATTGTTATTCACTCCTTCCGGTTATTGTACTGCCGCTTCGGTCTCACTCTGGCAGTCAAGTTTTTTAATCTGAATACCTGCGAGATACAGTTTAGGCGGTGCGTCCATAAAGTCTTGGCGGGTAACATGAACATTATTCTTGTTGTTCAGATAGCACTCCAACCAGCTATACATGCTGTCAGACACATATGCAATAGGTGCTTTCGGGTCCTGCAGACGGTTCTTAGCAAAGATAAATTTGTTCATCAGCTCACGTTGCGCGCTGTCGCTCAATGCGTTCAGTTTGCTAATATCAATGTTGCATACACGCACAATAGAGCGGACGTTCTGAACCGCAAGGCCGCACTTCCAAGAGTACAAGGTTTGCAGCGCGCGGAACGGCTTACCGTTCTCATCGTAAACGTCGCTTTCGCCAAGGTCTTCAGTCTTCAGGCCTGCCTGGGTGCCTTTAGGATATACGCCCATTACACGGCGATCGCCCCAGTCTACGAAATAGATAGAAGCATTAGTATTAGTGCCGGCAGTACCTGCGGGAATAACCTGGTGGCCGGGAGTGCCTTTACCGCCGTCAGTCAAAGTATTGTAGCGAACCGCAATACCATTGAAGGTGTCCGGGTCTTCTTCCAAGTTGCCATACAGAAATTGACGTGCTACATATTGGCCCATGCCTTCAACATGTGCGTCATCTTCAGCCATACGGAAAGCCTGCGGATTCGGTTTACCGGACAGCAGTTCAACGTCAACGCAGGAGCGGTCTTCAAGATTCATACAAACATCAATGCGCTGTTTTACAGTGCCTTTAGTCGGAGAAGTACCGCGGTTAATACGACGAATAGACGGAGAAGGCAGGCTGGCACGAATAGTAGTTTTAGTACCAATAGGCAGGTCGCCTTCCATCCACTTAATATCCTCCATAATCGGATTAGATTCGTTCAGTACTTCCATAACGCGGTCAATTGCGCCTTGCGGAGTTAAGTACTTGCGTAAGTCACTCATAGTTTGGGAGTAACCAATGGTTGCCATAATTTCATCATCCTTCCTATACTTTAATTAAAAGTTTAAACTTATTTGTACCTGCTCCAATCGGTTTTCGGGTACATGTTTGCTGCCGCGCCTTGCGCTGCATTCAAGCCTTGTGCAATGCCGTTTTGTGCGGTCATTCCCGGGTCCTCACCAAGCAATTCGCCAAGTTTAGCAAATGCTCTCACGATAGCAATTTGATTTCCTGCGCCGGTGATTTCCAATGCTTCACGCACATTCAAGCCTGGATACATTGCTTCCAGTCTACGGCAGGCTGTGTCGCACAGTCCTTGCACTTTGCCAAGGTCTGCACCTAAAGCCGTCTTTGCTTCATCGCCCCACTTTGCAATTTCTTGCGCGCGAAGTTGCTCAACGCCTTGCACTACACGGCTTGCGTATTCCGTGCCATACTTAGCAAGCGTTCTCGCCTGGTCGTTAGTAAGATTCATGCCCTTAATAACGTCAACGAAACGTCCTTGCTCGTCAGCACTCAACTCATAGCCTTCTGGCATCTCTACGCCTGCAAAGTCATAATTCACTGTGCCGGGCTGCTGTTCTGCGCCTTGCCCGTTACCCCCGTTCCCTGCAATAGTGCTGGGAGCACTTGTATTATTAGTTGCATTAGTAGCCGGTTCTGCTTGCTGCTGTTGCGCCGCGGTATCGGGCTGCTGCTCTGTGCCTTCACCGTTTACAACTGCATTTTCGCCATTCTCACCCATTATTGGTCCTCCTTGTTGTTATCCACATATTCCATTGCTAACTCTTGTAGTTTTAGTTGGAATTCTGCATATTCCATTTCAGCCTGCTGTTTAAGTTCTATGCCTTGCAAGCCAAGTGCTAAAATACTTTTGATAATGCCTAAACCTACATCACGACGGCCCTCGTTATAGAAAGTCTTGCTGTTGCCGGTAAAGCACATAGAGTTAACCTTTGTAGTGTCAAGCATCCGCATCAAAAACCAACGTCCGCTTTCACTGCGGAGCAGGTCAAGCAAAGATTCTTTATCTCTTCTTGCCTGCTCTTTTACCATGTACTCCGACAACAACGCTTGCCTTCTGTCCTCGCCGGTGTTCGCTTTATATTTAAACTGCTCGCTCATTAGTCCCAACCTCCCGGCACGCCCAGCCAACTTGTAATAGCCGGGTTGGAATCATTCGCCGCCGCAGTAAGATTTTTGGCCGCCTCTGCCGCAGGTGCTGCAGCTTGTGCCATTGCCAAGCCTTCCTGCATTTCCTGCTGACGTTGCATTTCCTGTTGCTCTTGTTTGAGCATCTCTTGTACTTCTTCATCGCTACGCAATGCCATAGCAGGCACGCCAAGCATCTCAAAGTATTTTGTAATAGCGCCCAGCGGGTTAATCTTTTTGGTGACTTCTGGCCAAACCTGCGCCATCTGTCCAGTCTGAGCTATCGCCTGTTCAATGTTTACCAAGCCGCTCATTTTCTGCGCCTGCGCCAAAGGAGATATGTAATCAACTTCCACATCCTCTTCGCTCAAAAGGTCCTGCAACTCTTCCGGCACTGGAGGGAAGCCACCGCTTCTGTCGATAATGTTATAAACTCTTTGCAGAATCAGCGTTAAGAATTCGTCTTGTAGGCGTTCAACTACCGGGCCTAGCTGTTGCAGTTTTTCTTGTGTACGCTCCATAACCTCCCTTGCAGTCATACGGCTGTTATCAAGGTTATCAAGCATCAAAAACAAGTCTGCACTGTAGGCTCTCTTTATAGCATCCTCAACACGGATAATTTCTTCTTGTGCGTCCTTCAGGTCAAGGCTGACGTTGAACAAAGGCTTTACCATATCTTGCGTCTGGTCATCCACGGCCGTTAAACCGCCAGGCATTAAGTTAATTCCACCGTTATTCATAAGGCTTGCGCTGCCTTGCATCGGCGGCTTTATGCCTAACTCCACCGCAGTAAGATAATCTTTTTTCAGAAGCTGCAGCATCTTACTGTCACCCTCTGCAAACCATGCGGGTCCTCTTGCGTATGCCTCGTTGCCGCTCACAAGATAACGTGCTACTGGCACTGCTTCTTCCTCAAAACCGCCGACATACAAGTATTCGTCACTCTCTGACTTCTCCAACCAATACACGCTTCTATACGGCATATTCAGTTTATCTATATGCCCCGGAAGTTTATCGTTGTTAGGTTCTACAAGCCAACAGACTTTATACTTCTTGCTTAAATTGCTCTGATTATCCAAAAGCCCTTTCAGATTGTCGGGCAAAGCATCTATGCCAAAACAGTCCGCCAACTGCTGCAAGGTCATATCATACTTTCTTGCGAATGTAGTTACCTTGCCGAAGCCATCCGCTTCAAGTGCGTAACTGCCGATTGTCATAGTCTGGAACCGCACACCGTTTTCCGGATCATAAAATATTGCCATCGGGCACTGTCCGAACGGAAGCTCCAAATACACTGTATGGATGCTGTTATAGAAATTACTCTTCGCAAGCACGCTAGATACAATCTCTTGCCTTGTATCTAATACCTTCATAGCCTCAACGTTAGTATTCAGCTCTGGCCGTCTGTATGCGAATCTGAACCATTGGCGGCTAGGCGGTGTAAGTCCGCTCATAACGCCGGCAGCAAAGACTTGTGCTGCTCTCCATGCAACGCCGTGTACAATCTTCAAATCACGCCTACGCGCAGGATTGGTCTTGTCTGCCGTATTGTCAAACTCACCGACAAAAGGAAGTTGATAATCTCGTATCTCCTTCCATCTGTCCTCCCAATCTCGCCTATCGTCATACATGCTTTTGAGCTTACGTACCAAACGTTGGCGGTCTGGCAAGTTCTTTTTCAGCGGCACCCCGTCACTAGGAAGTGTTCCCTGTGGCTTGCTCGCCGCTATCGTTTGAAAGTTCATAAGCTGTTACCCCTTAGCCTAAAGTACTGCGGCCACCCTCACTGCCACTAGCAATAGTGCTTGTCTGCGTAGATGCAAAGCCTCTGCGCTTCTTCTTGCTACTGTTAGTATCTGCCGAAATTTCGTTGCCGGTTGCAACGGTTGTCGGTGCCGGGTCTACCTTTTCAATAGTCGGAGTATTACCGCCGCCGAATAATTTTGCAATGCCACCCATTTTTAAATCGCCCCCATTATCGAATACTCTGTGTTGCACATTAATTTCTTAGGCTTTCTTTCGTCAAATCCTAACTGTCTTAATGGCACATTCCTTGCAAATGTCAGTACTAGGCCGTCCGCAAGGTCCGGTGAACGTCCTAGCTTTTCTTTTATTTCCTCTTTAGGCGTTAACATTAACCGCCCATTCTTGGAATACTTATAGTGAATAACCGCTAGTTCTTCTCTTAATCCCGGCTCTTCCGGCAAAGCTCCCCCAGCTTCTATCCACTCTTTTAACTTGAAGTACATCTCTGCTCTGATGTTCTCATATCGCTTATTATCAATAGCCGCTCCCTGGAACGGTATCTCTCTTAAAGCTCTATATCCCATCTGCTTCAATCTGTCGACTACGCCAGCACCCATGTTGCCAACGTCTATAAAGGTCATATCTGACTTGTTTTCATCCATAGCCAAAGCAATATAATCTGCTGTCTGCATAGTATTCAGCTTCTTGTAAACTCTTGGCCGTGGATACACCATTAATCCCTTACGCTGCCATATGCACGTCCTGTCATCACCAAAACGCGCTATATCTGCGCCCTGGATAAGCGGCATATCATACGGAATATCCTTTTCCGTCAGCTCACGGCTAAAGGCTTTATCCAGCTCTTCTAAACTGAACAGCTCATTGATAGCCGATACACTAAAGTCACACAAATACTCTTGTCTGAACTCTACCTCCGGCATATCCTCTTTCAGCTCTTCGATACTCTTCGCATCTATAATTCCACTGTCATATACGTTAGAAAGATAGGCAAAGTATCTCTTGTTTGTCTTCGCCTTCTTGTACATCTCATAGAAATTATTCTGCCCCTTGGGTGTGCCGATGAAATAGCAATAGCCTTTTCTGTCGCCGTTCTCTATCGCAGGTCGAATTATCTGTGTCCACATCTCCGGCTTCATATCCGAATATTCGTCAAGTATTACGCCATCCCAATATGTACCACGTAATGCGTCGGGGTTATTTGCACCAACGATATATATTCTCGCTCCCTGCGCTCCAGGTACTTTACTGGGGAATTCAACATACTTTTTAGTTTCATTCACCTTGATGCCCTCTATGACGCTTGTGTAATACTTCAATGGTCCCCATGCAATAATTTCCATCTGTGCACTGAACGGACCTACCAAAGCATACTGCGGGCTGATTAAGTCACTCTGCAAAGCATCCCTTATAAGGTGATTTACCATTCCGATGGTTTTACCGAAACGGCGGTGAGCTACTATTACTGCGAAACGATGTTTACTTAATTCCTTGTGCAGAACCTTCGCCCATGCGGGACGTGGAGTATATGGTATCTCTATTATGTTTTCCATGTTTACCCCCTTGAAAAAATCGTTTTAGTAATTTTTGGTATTTACCTCCCCCGGCGGCTGCGAAATTTTTGGGCCCCACCCCCACTCAATGTCAGCGGGAAAGGCAAGAACCAAAATCAATTTTTGCGAAAACCCAGGGAAATCACCAACGCCAGCGCCGCCAAACAACCAATCAGAACCAGACACCAACCAAAAATAAAAACGTGGTAGGCCTGCCGCATGAGCCACGCAGGAACGGCCGCAACATATGCCAGGCGAACGCCTGCCGCCAATATCATCAGCCGCACCGCCAGCATCTGGAGGAGCCAGCTAATCAGCAGCATCAGGATAATATTTTACGTCCGATAATAAGGATTATGTTAAAAGCTCTATTTATGTTTGTGTTTTTGTAGTATCTTCTGAACAATCGTTTACTACCACGGCTTCCTCCGCCGCGCCCCAATGATACACAGCCGGGCCCTTGTTAGCGTGCGTCTGCTTGTCAAACGCGCCTATACTATCAGCATATAGCTTTGACGCGGCTAGCTTATCCTTGTTGCTGGCCTTGTTGTCTGACATTATCTTGAGCCAATAGGCCTGCAGGTCCTGCACGGCCAGCACGGCTACAGCTGCGCCCTGCTGTTTGAGCAACGCCGCACATTCCTCCAGCGTCTGCGGCTGGGTGACTATTGCCGGCGGCCTGCCTCTTGTTGGTGTATTTGTATTACTTAACAAACTTTTAATCTTAAACATTTCCGTCACATTCTCGTTACAAACTATGTAACTGTATATATAATTAATATTATCAATAATGACAATCAGTAAACAATACATTAACAATACATATTGAAAAGATAATCATTATTTACCAGAAAAAGACAATAAAAAAATGATTAACAGAATCCATCTGTCAATCATCAATTAAATTATATTTATTATCTTGCTTAAAATTATATGCTTAAAAAATCGTTACTAAGTCAATGACACATTATTATTTTTTTGTGACATAAATAATAGCGGCAGCGCTGAACACGTCAGCGGCTGCCGCTATCTTACTATATACTGTTAGCCCTCTACATCATCTGCGGGGCTGCTGCCGTCATCTGCTGGCGGCGCTGGGAACGTCAGAACGGCGCGCCCCGTATCATCTACAAACGCCAGGCGAACGCCGCAGGCCTGCGCTATCCTGGTTAGATCCTGCGCCGTGAACGAGTCCCGGTTATATTTGTTGCTTATCGCCTGCGGCCGTGCCAATCCGCAGGCCTGGGCCAAATCCGCGCGGCTCAATCCTGCCAGCTGGGCCGCGGCTTTGATTGTCGGTGTAATCATGTTGCTATACCTCCTTAGCTATCTTACCTACATTATATACCCGCTACGAGTTTTTGACAACTCAAAAAAATTTAAAAAAATCTCAAATTGAGTATTGACAAGATACTCAACACGAGTTATAATAGACTCAAGAAATCAAGGAAAGCACTCAAACAGAGTGCTACATTTCAAGGAGGAACAAAAAATGACTTTTGAAAAGTATAATGCGAACCCCGAAAATAAAAATATTGGTGACTGCTCAATTAGAGCAATCTGCACGGCAACCCCGTTAACCTACCAGCAGGCTAAAAAGCTGCTGGAAACAAAGGTATTTGAAAGCGGAAAAGCCTGGAACACCATCACTAATATCACCGCCGCCCTGGCTGATTTAGGTATAGAAGTTAAAGCCGCCAGCCGCGAAACAGTCAACAGCTTTACAAAGCATTGCGATACCGGCGCCAGCTACGTTGTTTTTGTAGCAAAGCACGCCGTAGCCGTTGTTAACGGCGTTATCTATGATACATGCGACAGCAGCCGCCGTTTTGTAAAGCTGGTTGCCAAAGTCAGCCGTGAGAAATTCGACGAATTAAAAGCCAAATACAACCCGGAACCGAAAAAGGAGGAAAAGAAAATGGACTGGAGAAAGATTTTTGCCGCTTGCGAAACAATCGAGGACCTTAAGAAGGCATTTAAAAAAGCTTGCATGAGCTGCCACCCGGACAAAGGCGGCACGGCCGCAGAATTTAAGGCAATGAGCGCAGCGCACGACAAACGCGCTGCAGAACTTGCCGAAAGCGAAAGCCGCCAGGAGTGGCAGCGCAACAAAAAAGCGGACGGCACTTACAAAACGGCCGCCGAAATTCTGGCCGAGCAGGCGGAATTTGCCGAAATTCTGGCCGTGCTCATGGGCTTAAAGGGCCTTGAAATCGAAATATGCGGTAATTGGTTATGGATAGGCGGCGAAACGAAAGAGAACAAAGACGCCTTGAAAGGCGCCGGCTGCAGATGGGCCAGCAAGAAAAAACTTTGGTACTGGCACGCTGGCGAATGGGTTAAGAAGGTACGCCGTACGTTGAGCATGGACCAAATCCGCGACCTGCACGGCAGCGAGTTTTTAAAGTACCGCCCGGAAACGCCCTTGTTACAATAGCCGAAACGCCGCCCCGCGCGGCGTATACCGGGGACCGGCCGCCCCGGTACTGATGAGGCAGGCCAACGAAAGGAGATAAAAATGAAAATAGCTATTATAAGCACATTGACACCAGCGCACCCGGCGCGGAAGCACGGGAAGCGCTTAGACGTAAAAATCTTTACGCAGCTTTACCCCGGCGGCCCGCAATATTATTGCGGAAACGGCAAATATTGTGAAGATATGGAAGATGTAGAAGCTTTTATCGCAGAAGAAGCGCCGGACAAAATCAGCGACGAAAGGACAATAGGAGGCTTGAAAAATGAAGCGTGAAGAAGCGTTAAAATTGTTGCTGAAGATTGAAGAATTCCGGCAGCAACCGGCAATGCATGAAGCGGAACATGATTTTTCATGCCGCATCATTGCCGCTATGGTTGCGGAAGCTGCAGGCTACAAAAGCCGCAGTGAATGGACGGCAGAAATTAAGGAGGCTTTAAAGTGAAGCGAAAGAAATTTTATCAGCTTGACGGCGTGTGTCGTAATAGTTATAATTTTATTATTGACCTTGCGAATAATTGCAGCGTTGCAATTTACGGACCGAAAGTGTTCTTTGTTTGCTGGTTCTTCACCGGCAACCCCGACCGCATGTATAAAGCGGAAGTATACGGAACCAGCGTAAGCAATTTTTATTTAGAACGCTGAATCAGCATTTTAAACTATTCAGCCCACTACACCGGCAGGAAAGCCGCCGCCGGTGTAGAATATTAATAGGCAGAAGCGATTTTTTAGGAGGAATCAACCATGAGAAATTATTTGACTGAGACAAAGTGGAGCGCAAAGCAGGCTGCCCGCCCCGCTTATATTTCGGGCCTGCGCGACCCTCAAAACGGCGCTTGCTACACCTGGACCGACCAAAGCGCCGCAGAAAATACAGCAATGCCGGCGAAATGAGCGCGACATTTGGCAATGACGCAACCGAACTGTAAAGTCGAATCACCAGCCCGGCGCAAGCCGGGCTATTATTGAAAGGAAGCGAAAACATGAAAAATTTTGTCGGCTTGAAAGCCGAAATCAAAAAGCAGAAAGCTATCCGCGCCCGGCTTGACAATGAGCGCGGCCGCCAAACTGTTAATTGGAAAGCCGCAACTTTTCGCCTGGCGTTGCTGAACCATTGGAAGCGTCAAGGCGTAGGGCTGCCGGACAACTACAGACAGCTTTGGAACCCGCCAACTAATTGGACCGCGCGCACGTTGAAAGAACGCACGCCGCTGCACGTTTGGGAAGTTAACGCATTGCGCGCGGGATTGGTTGCAGAAGCGTGCAAAAAATTTAAAAACGCAACGTCCCCGCTTATTCGTTGGATGATAAGAGATGAGCTGGCGGCAAAAGTTACCGAATTGTACCGCCGCCCGGTATTTTAACGAAGCATTATAAAAAAACGCAAGCCCTAGGGCAAACGCCCCGGGGCTTTTCTGTATCCTGCAAATGCGAGCAGGCTATATATTTTTGAAGCCGAAATGTTTTACAGGTATAATCACTAGGGCCGCCATGATTGGAATGTGTGGCGGCCCTTTTCCGTGCGTGCAGCGCATACTTTAGGGAAGCGAAAAAACAAAAAGGCCGAGGCGAAAGCCCCGGCTTTTTTGTTTGTTGTGTGAAACATAAAAATATAATTCTTTCAATCCGTGCCAGCTTTACGCCTTTAGAGCTGGACCGACAAGCGCAATACTTGAAAGGCGCTTACACTTATCGACAAGGCTATTATAGCGTAACGCCCAACCAATAGCAAGCATTTTCTTAATGTTTGGAAGCGGCAGCGCCTGCCTTTAGCCTTCTTTCTTCTGTTCCGCCCTGGCCTTTTGAAAACTGTTCGCGTTTATATCAATCCGAATCAATCCTTCTTGAATCGCCAGCATGAGTAGGCCGTCAATGAATGAGCGGCGGCGAAGCGCGTAAACCTGCGGGCTAATCTCATCAATTACAGAAATTTTGCGGACCGTCCAATGGTATACATATCGGTGCTGAATCGCTTTATAAGACTTGTCCCCAAAGCGCTGCCGAAACAGAAGAAGCGAACGCTCAATGACGTCCAGCCATTTTTCTGGTTGATAAACCAAAAACGCCTGCCCAAGATAAATGCAGCGGACGGCGGCAAGCGGCGTTACTGCTTGAATCGCAAGGCGTGCCGTAGAATCGCCGCCGGTCCTCATATCAAATTCCAAGCGTTCCGCCCTCTGCTGCATCCTGGCGGAAACAACCGCTTTACCAATCGCGTTTTTTGCAAAGAGTAAGCTTTCTGCATAATCTGCGGCTTCTGAATAATCCATTTTCTTTACCAGTCCACATCATCGAGCGGGTCTTTCTGTTCATCTTTCGGAGGATACGGCGCTGTGCTTTTCGCTATCTTTACGCTTTCCAAATGTTCCAGCAGTAAATAGCTTGCTTTAGAGTTCTTGCCATTCCTATCCACGTATAAATCAGTCTGGAAGCGGCCGCCTACGATAACTTGCGTGCCTTTGGTGATGTAGTTGCTGATATATTTAATCAGTCCCGGGATAAAGCAGCGGCAAGAAATGTAGTCATAAATTTTCTTTCCGTCTTTGTCAAGGTACGTTCTGGAACACTGAATTTCAAGGTTGCATACCTCTTTGCCGTTCTTCATAACTTGCACCGTAGGTTCAAATTTTACCCACCCTAGTATTAAACAATTATTCAACATTATAAATTTTTACCTCAACTTTTGGTATGTCACTATATTTTTTAGATACTGTAAGTTTAACAATCTGTTTATCATCCTTATAGACAATACCAGATATAGAATCAAGAATAATCTTTGCGACGTTATCAACATCGGGTTTTTTTATCGGTAACTGTAAGCCGTTTAAAGCCTGCTCCTTGAATTTTTTTGACTTGCTGGCAGGAATACCCACGTCAGCTATTATCTCAACGCCCAGGGGCAATTCCGTAAGCGTCAGCCCTATATTTTGCATCGCTTCACTGGCTAACAGTTTGACGTAGGCTTTATAGTTGCGGCTTTTCTCCGGGTCGTATGCTTTTACAAATCCGTCATGAGTAGAAAAGCGAGGCCGTCCCTGCGCCGTCGGTTCGCCTGGAATCGTAAATGTTAATTTCATTTTTCTGCATCCTCATTGCTTTTCTGTACTGAATTGCCAGAATTAAGCTCATTTTGTAAATTGCGAAAAGCTTTAATGCTTTTGTTTGCAGCTGCGATTAAAGCACTATCAAGGCAAGGCCCCAGACTATATGTTTCTTCGTCCTCTTCCTTTGCCAGCTCCGCCATATATAAGCCAATCAGACTGTATACGGCAATGTCCTTCAAACTTTCAGCGATTTTCGCCGTGAATATCGTGAGTATAAACAAAGGCGATATGCTTTGCCGCATACGCTTTCAGTTCCTCAAACATTCCCTCTGCATCGTCGCCGCGTCCATTCAGAAGCGCGCCGCGGCGGAAATTGGCAAGCTCATCTGCGCCGGAGGAATACTGCTCATGCTTTTTCTTAAACAGCGCCTCCAATTCGTCAAGCTGTTGGCACACGAATTCACTCATATGTTTACTACACATTCTGGTACCTCCTCTATTTCGTCTAAATAATATACTGACAGAAATTCATCGGTAGAATTCTTTTCAGCCTTGACTTTAGCGTCTTTCGCCGTTTCTGCATCGACGATTTCTGTAATTCCCATATCAGGGAACGCTATACTTTCCCATCTAAGCCGGTAATGTTTCATCAATTCAGTACCTCGCATTTCTCATCTCCTTTTGTTGCTTCGCAATACTGTTGTGCCGCTTCAGTCATCATACCCATCAATTCCTTCATGGCTGCTTCTTCGCCGTATTTGCTCTGTACATTTACCACAGCCTGCACCATCATCGTCACTATAAACTCTTTAAGTGTCGGATAGTTGCCGAACACACAGCACCTCATATATTTGTCGGTATTGTTATAAGCAAGCGTAAACGGAACGCCGCTTTCCAACAACAGTTTTTCTGCCTGTTCTGCTTTCTTATAATCAATCATTGCTTTCCACCCTTTCTTCGCCTGCTCTAAACTGTGTTTCACGACGAGCATGCGTAATTGCTGTGCTCATTCTATCTAAGCTTCGTAGAGCGCCCGGTTCGCCATCATTTATATAGACAACTCTTGCTGCTCCAATGATGACCTCTCTCATAATGCTGTCAAAAATGTTGCAGTGGTCTACTATCATAGACGCGCTGTAAGTTGTGTATCCGCCGCAGTCATAGCCAAGCGCGTAATCAGCACCGCTTTCTTCCAGCAGTTTTACCGCCTGTTTTAATTTCTCGTGGTCAATCATTTTTCTACCTCCTAAATATTCATCGGGTCGCAATGGGCACACTCCATTTCGTCCCCACCGCCGTAATAGCGGCACAATTCGCAACAATATTGCCGTTCCCATTCGTCGCAAAGGTTGTCGCAATTATCACAAGGATAATATTCATCATCGTCAATCATTTGTCTGCACCCTCAAACGCGATTGCTTTATTTGCCCACATCATAACTTCTTCAAGCTTTTGTAATGCAATCTTTCGTTCTCTGCCTTTAGGACACAGCTCGTTGATTCTGTATTCAAGATATCTGGCAGCCACGTTTAAACCTCGGATGCGTTTCAACTGCAATTCGTCTACTTGTTTGCTATCTAATCTGCTCATTTTGTATCACTCCTTTCAACCTCCCATATATCGGGAAAAATTGTCAATTTGCAAGGCGAAACGGTTTCAGTTCGTCCACAGTCTCGTTCGTGCTGATGCACGCCGCTTCCTCGTTAGGGATATTTACCCCCCTTGACATTTTGGCGAGATTAATAGAAGGAATAGCCTTAAACACACCGTTCTTATAAAACGAGGCAGCCAAGATGCTAATACCCAGCATATTCGCTAATTGTTCTTCTTGCGTCATTTCCTTTCTTTTCCTGGGTTCTTTGATAACCTCACCGATTTGCTTTGCATTTGACATGTTCTTCAACCTCCTTTAGTTCTTCTTTCTCTCCCTCGCTCCGCACTTCTGCGGCGTATTCTCGCACCGCTTGCAAGGTCTGTCGCACTCACAACAGCAGATGTGCAGCAGAGTGCTTATCACGCAGTCCGGCGTGACTGCCCTGCAATAGTATTTAGGCTTTAAGCGTGTTTCTAGTGCGCTGGCAGTTTCATCCTGCTGCATAATGGTTTCCGGCGGCTTCGGTGCACCAGTCAGCCCCTTTACCTTTGCTTTACATCTCAACAGGCCACAAGTTTTTTCCTTGCCTTTCTTAAACTCCCAGATGGTCACTTTTTTTGTTTTGCCACAATCGCAACGCACCAAGAAGTAAGCTGAACCCCTATCCTGGTAGCCTAAATACTTCTCAACCGTCAGCGTGCCAAATTTCACGCCAACCCATGCCGTCCAATTATTCACGCCAGCACCTCCAAAGTAAGCGTATCGCCACATTTCAGCAGCTTACTTTTACAAGGCTCATTATGCTTGCGACTGTACGTAAAGTCGTTCATGTAGCATTGCAGGATACGGAATTGATTGTCAATAGCGTTATCATTCAAGCCAATCTGCCGGCCGTATTCAAACACATCTTTGTTCTGCGGCATATACGGCATAATGAGCCGGTGTTCCGTCAGCTTTGCCGCCGTCCATTTCAGCAGCATACTGTTCAGCCTATCAGCAAGCGGCTTGCCGTCGCTCAGCTTCTCCATGTTGCAACGGTTGATATTCTCCTGCACATGCGCTCCTTCTGCTTGTTTCAAAGCCGCCTGCATCAGCGCCGGGCTGATTATATTCACGTTAAGGCCGTTCGCACCGGTCAAGGTAAGCGCTATCTGCTCTGCCTTCTCCCACCGGTCAAGGCCTATATTTTGCTGATTAAAAATTCCTGCCCAAAGGTTGACTGTTTCTGACAAGATTCGTTTCGCTTCTTCCAGGCGGTCAAAGCCGGGCCGTATGTCCTGCGGCATCCGTTTTCCTGCCTGTTGCAGTTTAACAATCGTTTGGGCTATTCTCTGCGGTTGCAGCATCTTCTTCGCCTCCGTACAATTCGTTCACTAGGTCCATGCCTGTATATTCCTTGCCTTGCTTCTTGCTGTTGCCGCTGACGTAGTTTCTTGCTACGGTCTGCACATACGCAAAGTTTCTAGCGCCGTGCTCTACCGCCGCTAGTATTCCTTGCTCAACGGCAGCTTCGCCAACCTCACCTAACAAGGCTTGCAGTTTCTCTCCGACGATTGGAGTAAGCGGCATCATGTTTTTCTCCCACAAGGCAAAAATTTCAGTATGCGTTTTTTTCTCGTCATCGTCATTTCTTTTAGGATGATGATAATCATCCTTTTCTTTTCTATTCTTCTCTTCTCTTCTCTGTTGCGTGACATTGCGTGACTTGTCACACTCTGTCACGTGACTGTCACGTGACATATCCTCATCAACATTGCGTGACTTGTCACACTGTCTTTGCTTCTGCTTTCTCAACCTGTTCTGCTCACGTATCTTTTCTAGTCCCGTGACATTTTGATGCTTCTCCCAACCCAAGATTTGAATACAACCATCACTTTCGACTTCTATCAATTCCAAATCCTGGAATAAAGTTAATGCTTTATCAGCAATGGTTTTCGGCACACCGAAATCAGCAGCTAATGACTGTGGAGTGTACATCACGTTTTGAGAGATGTACACCCTACCGCCATCGTTAACGGTTCCTGCTGCGCACAGCAGATGCACCCACAATAGGACCAGTTCCGCGCCTTTAGGTTGATTCAGCAGGTATTTAATTTTGCGATTTTCAAACAGTCTTGTTGAAAGCCGTACCCAGCCTACATCAGCCATGCTTTACCACCTATTTCATGCTTGCTTCAATTTCTTCTGCCGTGAAGATTTCGCCGGTTACAGTATCAACCTTGCCGCCCTCTGTAAGCTCCTGCGCTTGTTCTGCGTCAACGTCGATGTATTCAGCCTCGCCGGTTTCTTCGTTGAGCACAGCGGCTTTTCCGTCGCTCTCTAACGCTTCCTGCATCTCGATGGACATAGGCGCGTAAGTTTTCATGATAGAGAGAAGAACGGTTTTGCAAGCCATAGCATCAAAATCAGACTGCCACGGGCCACTATTGAAAGCCTTGCTAAAACGTTTAGCGTGGCTAATGACTTCTTCTTTAGTCCAGTATGCGGTCTTGCTGAAGCCGTTAATGGTTTCAAATCTTGCGAAGTAGCCTACAATATTATCAGAAGTTTTTTCGCCCGGTGCATATGTCTCGGTGAATCTGTTCCAATCTCTGATTTCGCCCTCGTACACCGGCGTCATAATGATATGCTTCATTTTGCCGGTGCGCATTGCAAGCTCAATCACGCCCTTATAACCAATCTGGAATTGTGCGCTGCCCTTGTAAGGCACTATCCATGCCTTACCCAAAGACGGGTTAATGGGCAGGTCCAGGCTTGCAGCAGTCGCAGCCGCCGCCAGAATAGTTTTCGGGTTCGCCGTGGCCAGCAATTTATTATTGTTAGTCAGTGTCAGCAAAGAGGAAAGAAAGCCTGCGCTTTTCTTACCTAACATCTTCTCAAAACGTTGCTGCACGCTTTGAGAACCAATCATCACACCTAATGCAGAAGGTGCTTTGCTTGCGGCCGCAGGCGCTGCCGTTCTTTTTGTAATACCTTTTACTGTTGCCATTATTCTTTTAACCTCCTTAATTTCAAACAATCTTTTTCACTGTCATATAAAATTTCTTCCAGCGACAAGTCCAATGCTTGTGCCAATTTTACGCGTGTACGCAATGCAATATTTTTAACTACGCCGCATTCGTATGAGCTGATAGTCGGCTTTTCTACGCCAACCATTGTAGCAACATCACCTTGCAGCAGCCCTAATTCCTTCCTTTTATGGAATAGGGTAACGCCTAATTTCTCCTGCTCTGTAAGGCTCATTTTAACGTGAACCTCATACTAGGCTTGCCAACCTTAGCATACTTTTCGTATACCTCCGGCAGGTCTTTTTTCAGCGCCTTGCTGTCCAGCGTTACTCTTGCAGCAGTTTGTTTATAGGTGATTTTTCTATCCATAAACACGCCGCTTTCGCTGCCGCCAAGCATGAGCTTCAAGGCATTTTGTGCCTGGCCTAACTGTTCTTCCAGTACCTTTTTCGTTGCCGTCAGTCCGTCAATACACTTAATGTATTGCTCTGCTGCGCTAGGCAATGCGATACTGTCAACCGCTAACTTATCCTTATTCATTTTGTCAATGGTTGCGGCAGTGCTTTCGCTGCCGTCAACCTCCGGCGGAATATCGTTTTGCAGGTTGTTCCAGAATATAATCGCTTGCGCTCTCATATCTGAAATAAACTCATCGTTGCGGGGAATTTCTTTCCATACAAAATGGTTGCCGCCGATTAAGCAGGCAATGTACCACTTCTCGCAGCCGGTAATCATCATGTACCACTGACACTGGCAATAATAAGAATCTGGCAGCTCGTCCCCGTCCCAATCTTTCGACTTAAAGCCGTTCGCAGTCTTACATTCCAAGCCTGCATTCTCGCCTACCACAAGGCGGTCGACGTTCGCCAGCATGAACTCATAGCTTTCATCCTGCAATGTGCCGCATTTGCGAACCTTCTTGCCGGTCAGCTCGCAGAATCTGTCAGCTACCACCTGTTCAAGCACCGTGCCCCAATAAACAAATTCATTATTGGAAAGGTCCTCTGCTTCTACATCGCCATGCTTTTCAGCGTAGAGTGCGTAAGCGCTCTTCCAGGGATTAAGTCCCATGATGCAGGCAATATCGCTGCCGCCGATACCACTATTGCGGACGCGTTCCCACGCCACGCGGTCGGCCGCCTGCTCAACGGTCATAATTAATTTGCCCTTCATTTTTCTATTTTCCCTACTTTCCCACTTTTCTCTATATCTTCTAACATACGTTTCGCGGAGAGAGCTGTCATATACGTAATATCTTCGTCGGTCAACGCTCCCACGATGAGATACATCACATCTTTAGCGAGGTTCGGTGCGTTGTATTTTTGCTCTGCAATTTTTACAGCCCTCCACAGGTGAACTACTGTAGCCGCCGCCATAACCTCAAAGGCCTTGGGGTTATTTTTGATAACCGATACGCTCATTCCAAGAAGTGCTTTTATAAGGTATTTATCGACCTCATTCATATCGCCTTTGACGCCGACAATGTTTGCATTGTGGTTAGCGGCAAGCACTACGCCGCCATTGCGGACGAAATCTTTAATCGCCAACTCGAATTCGTTGTTCATAAAATCAATCTCCTTTCAAAAAATAAAATTAGATTTCTTTATACAAAGGGATAACAATTTGTTGTCCCGCTTGTAACTCTTTACCTATGAGATTGTTATGCTTGCGAATATCAAACATCAGCTCGCGACAATCTCTGTACTTGTCCTGCTCTTTCATGTGAGCATTTGCAATATCCCACACTGTTTCCCCCTCGCTTACGTAATAAGCAACCAGGGTTCTGCTATAACTAGGGAACAAAAAACCATGTGCCCTAGCAGCCAGTTTTGCGGCGCTGCCACCGGTCAGAAAGACAAGACCAGCAAGCAGAATAACAGTGATGAGAAAAGCTTTAGTAGTCTTACTCATTTTCCCCATCCTTTCATTACAATCTTACGCCAGCACTCACCACCGCTGCACACGGTAACAAGCAGGCCGCTTTCCTTATCTACTACTTTAGAGAAGTTCATGTGCGACAAGTCTTTGCCGCACACAGCGCATTTTCTCTTCTTCCTGCTCATTCATACCTCCATACTTCTGCTTCCAGGTCAATAGGGGTAATCCCCATGTACTCAGCAAACTTTGCGGGGCTGATATGATAAGCCCAACTCTTTTTACTGCTAGCGTGAATTGCCACTCCGAACGGTAACGCGCCACTACGCAGGCCCATACGCACAAACATCTCGCTTTTCTGCATGAGCCGTGCAGCCGTTTTAATAGGAACGTTTCCAAGCATTTCTATTTCCTCCTTTTCATAAAGCGCATTGCCGTTTCGTAACGCTGATTCATGCGTTCAATAACGCCAGCGCGCTTTTCTTTTTCGGCTTTCTTTTCCAGTGTGTCACAGCAGACAGCCGCCATGATTCGCTGCATATCCTTGTCAGTGTTCTTATTCAAAGCACACCTCCTGCCCGCGCCGACGCTAGGCGCGGGGCTTGTTTCTATTTCAGCCCTACTACTGGCCGACTACCTGTTGTTGCTGTTCACACAGTTTTACGGCAGCTTGCAAGCCTTGCATATATGCGGCCGCAACCATAAGGCCGTCCGCTTTAAGCTTGGACATATCAACCGCCGTGCGCTTTACACGCTTTTCGGTGAATACTTCTTGCTTTACATCCATTTTTCTCGCCCCTTTCCGTCTCTCCCGTGCTATAATGTAGCAAAGGATGTGATTATTATTACTATTGAAATGATTTTCTCCCAACTTCTCGCCACCGCCTCAGCGCTTGTTGTTTCGTACTTCACTCAGAAATACATTGCCGAGCACCGGGAACGCGAGGAACAGAGAAAACGCGCTGCCAAGAAAGAAGCTTATCGCTTACTCTTTAAACTCATGCTTTACGCTTACCAACGCCATCTCCAAAACGAGCCTCAATGTTCTTTTGAATATCGTTTATGGAATGCCGAACAAGATGTCCTCGCAGAGTTCTTTCCAGCTCAAACACGCGCCTTTGCAGAAGTTCTACTTGCCGTTCAGTATCAGCCTGCCTGCGGTCCACTTCCTGGAATGCCTGATTATAGCCTTTCTTCAAAAGCCATTGCCGCAATTCTGGCAAGCTTGTAATTACTACAAATATCAGCAATCCCATTAGCGTTCCGCTGGTTACTGCGAAAGAAGTTGCTAACATTTCCATTGTTGTCACCTCCCTTTTACAAGATACATAATGCCTAATTTAGACATTTTATTCTTTTTTTCAACACCTTATGCTGTTATTATACTACTATCAATTCTTCTCGTCAACTATTTTTGTCTATTTTCAACATTAATTCTTGTATTCTCTCTATGTTTATGTTAAAATAAACACGTAATGTTTGGTGGCGACACTAGAAAGGAGTGACTTGCAATGAATGAGCGTTTAAAGCTATTGCGCAAAGCTTTAAAACTGAATCAGTTAGAATTCGCGGAGAAAATACAAATAGGACGTTCCACTTTGGCAGGCTATGAAAACGGGCTTACTAATATGACAGATAGGTCCATCCGTGATATTTGCCGCGTGTTCTATGTTAATGAAGATTGGCTACGTACTGGCGAAGGAAATATGTTCCGCGCCAGGAATACAACCAACGAAGAATTAGCACTGCAAATCGGCAAACTGTTAAAGACAGATGATGAGTTTACCAAGAATCTATTTCTTGAATATCTCAAACTGCCGCCCGAAATGAAAACTTTATTTGAAGATTTCGTTCATAATCTGGCAAAAAGCAAATAACCGGCAAATAAAAAAAATCCCCCGTACCATCCGCGGTACGGGGGATTTTGCTATGCCTTTTAAATTAGTGCAGCAAATAAAAAATCAATCTTCGTCTACAAGTCCAAGGATAAAACTGTATATGACAGCCAGCGTTTCTTCATCTTTCACTTCCCGCAATATACCGTTTATCCTACTCAATAAAACCTGCATTGTGCCCTCCATTCAAATTAAAGCAGGCCTACAACACTAAGAACCTATTTATATTCTACCACTAAGCTCGCTCATTATAAAGAGTTTTAGGAAAAGTAATTATTTGAATTGCAGTTTGCATTTAAATGTGCTATTATTAAATCAAATAAAGACAGAAAGCGAGGTGGTTAACATGGTTGACAGTGACACTATAAGCCTACAGATTAAGAACCTCTATCAAACAATTTTCGCTGTGCCATTGGCGCAAGGCGTGACATGGGCAGTCTAAAAAGCTGCCCATTATTTTTTTATTACAAAGGAGAGTATTTATAATGAGATTTAATCCAATAGAGTTTTTCTATGAGTTGCTTGACGGAAATCCTTATCTTATTGGTATACTAATCGTTACCGTGTGCATATCTCTTATTCCTAATTCGTTATGTGAAACTATATTAGAACTGCCCCAAAAAATAAAAAAGATGTTTGGAAAGAAGCCTGTTGATGCACCAATTCAACAGGCCAACCAAAATTACGACTTCGTTCCGTCTGACGATAATTATTTTACTTTCAAAGGCAGAATAGGAAGAAAAGTTTTTATTAAAAGAACCGCTATTGCATATTTAGGAATTATTCTGGTAGCGGTATTCTTTTCGTGGTTAGCAGGTTCAACAAGTGAACTAGAAAAAGTTTCTCTATATAGCGCATTAATGCTTGTCTTTATGATCCCTTTCACACTCTTCTTATACGCCAACACAAACAGACGCTTTCATGATATTGATAAAAGTTCAAGATGGACATTAGCAATGTTCCTTGCAAGCAACACTGTTGCGCTGTTCTACTTTCTTCTACTGCTCTATTTGTTTTGTAAAAAAGGCAATCCCGGTGCAAACGAATATGGTCCAAATCCATTGCAGCAATAGGCAACGATATTTTCAAACAAAAACAACAATAGCCCACGCCGTACACGTGAGCTATTGTTGCTGTTGTTTTTGCCGAATCATAAACACAATTTTGAAAGGAGGTTTGTCTTGCATGAAAAAAATCTGGAAAACATGGAAACCTAGAAAAAAGGAGAAAGAAGGGAATCAAGAATTGCACTTCATTCAACACCCCGAAAAATGAAATGCAAAGTGCTCGTATATGTGCCCACGGAAGCTGCACCGTCTACTGCGCCTACACCGGACCGCACAGCCGCCCCGAACACCTACTTATATTATATCATGATAATATGTTTAATTTGTGAATAATAACTTCATATAAACGCTTGAAAGAATCAATACACACGGTATCCCCAGTATGTGCATAAAATGCAACAACTGAAAAAGGAAGGAGCAACTAAACATGAAATTGCCTAACGGCTATGGTTCTGTTACAAAGCTAACCGGGAACCGGCGGCGGCCGTATATGGTCCGCATTACAACCGGCTTTACCAATGACGGCCGCCAGCTTATGAAAATACTAGGCTATTACGCCAAACGCACGGAAGCACTTAATGCCCTAGCCGAATACAATCAATCGCCCTATGATGTTGAAAGCGTGGGCTTGACGTTTGCCCAGGTACACGAGAGGTGGGAAGCCGCAACCTATGTTGACGGCAAGGAAGAATCTAATCAATACAAAGCGGCATACAAACGCTGCGCGCCTCTATGGGATATACCATTCAAGAATATTAAGACTGCGCAATTCCAGCAGATAATTAATGACTGCGACAAAGGCTACGCCACCAAGAAGGCAATCCGAATCGTATGTAATCTGATGGCCAAATATGCGCTTGCTAATGATATTATAGTAAAGAACTATGTTGAGCTTACCAGCCTACCGCCCCAGGTTGAAAGCAGAATACATAATCCGCTGACACAAAAGGAGCTTGCTATATTATGGGAGAACAGCCAGGATATAAAAGTGCAAGCTGTGCTTATCCTCTGTTATACCGGTATGCGCCCCACTGAGTTAGTGAAAGTTGAGAAAGCGGACGTTGACTTTGAAAATAAATTCTTCGTTGGCGGCATGAAAACCGCGGCAGGCCGTGGCAGAAGAATTCCTATTGCTGATAAAATCTTCGACTTCTTCAAGGATGCTTGCGAACGTAGTACCGGTAAATGTATCTTTTCTAATGAGAAAGGCAAGAACATATCATATGACGCATACCGCAGCAGATATTGGGAACCGGTAATGAATATGTTTAAGATGGACCACTTGCCCGGTGACGGCCGTCACACCTGCGCAAGCTTACTTGATGATAAAGACGTAAATGTAAAAATCAAGAAATTAATTCTGGGGCACGCCAGCTCTGACGTGACGGAAAGGGTTTACACTCATAAGACGTTAGAACAACTGTTAGAGGCTATTAATTTAATATAGTTTGTTACATACGTGTTACATACCCGTTACATACGTGTTACATACGTAGCTTATTTTCTATGAGCTGTGGACACTTTTTGAAAATAACGTGAGCAAAGAAAAAGCCCGCAACCTGCATGGTTACGGGCTTTTCTTGCGATTTGTGATTGATTGAGATAGCCTTCTCTATTAACGTTTGGTAAATTTAATACCCTTATTTTAAGCCATTCTTTACGCTATTTGTTACATACCTGTTACATACTATATGTACTTTATATGTACTCATATCGCTTTAAGGCTTACAGTTAGGCTTCCATCTGCGCAAGCCACAAGTCAAACACCTTGCCTTCCGGTGCGTCAGGGTCGCGCATATAGGCTTTTGCTACACGGATATACATATTGATGTCGCTGCCGTAAATCTCGGAGTAGTCGGAGTAGAGCATATTCATGACATAGTACCAATCAGCTTTTTGTGTTATGCCTTGCTGGTCTGCAAGCTGACTTGTCTGCTCATATGTCCAATGCTCACCACACGTGCCGTCAACATTCTTCATCCCGGCAACAGCTTTCTTTGCTAGATGCTCGTCAAAATGTGGGCCATACACAGCGCAGTGCATCTTATACATAGTATCCCAATAGAGCTTAGGGCAGTGCATTTTCAGCTCATCGAGAGCGTCACACACAATGTCCTCTAATTCCTGCTGCTTAACCTCGTTGCCCTGGGCCTCATGCCAATAATGCGTAAATCTTTTGTGCATAGCAGTTCACCGCCTTTAAGCCATTTTTGTTACTACCATAGTCGCACTATCAACAGTGCCTGCTACATCAATTTGCGCACTGATTGTAGCGGGAACGCCGCAGCACGGAATATAAATATCGGCCGCAGTCGTCAAGCTTACGGCGCTGCCGACCGCAGTTGCTGCCGCAGCAGGATTCTTGCCGGGGATAACAACGCCGCCTTTCAGCAGATTCATTGTAACCAGTCCTGCCGCCGTCGGCTCAACCGTGGCTTGCAGGTCAACGTGATACAGTCCGGGTTGCTTTAAGGTTACAACCTTGCCTGTAGAATAGTCGATACTCACACCAGTATTGGTATTGATAATATCAAAATTGATAAGGCCATCAGCTAAAATTGCTTGATTAGTAGCAGCCACATCAAGGCTAGATTTATAATGACAGTTATTCGGATTCTTTAACATCTTCGTTCCCTTCTTTCTTTTCCTTAGTGCCAACGACTTGATACTTCGTTTTTACCGTGTGCAGTACGTTCCGTACTACTTGCTGGCCATCTGCAGTAAAGCCTAGCCAGCCTATGCCTATACCAATAAGCAAACTAACAAGATTGGATTCGTCTCGTTTCATATCGCTATACCTCCGCACGTATAAGAGAAAGGGGACAGATTGCTCCGTCCCCGTGCCGCCGTTAGGACGGAATTACATAGCAGTCTGGCAGCCCTGCAGCTGAGCAATACTTTGCACGCCAAGGCCGTTTAAGATAGCCTGCGGCGGGCAGCATACACCGACGCCAGTAACCTCCGGCTTCTTCAGCATCTGGCAATTAATATTGCCGATAGCTGCTGCAAGAGCGTTCAGCTTAGCATCCAGGTTAGCTGCAAGAGTCATGCGCTCAATGGTAGCATCCTTCTGCATGAGTTTCAGATTAGATTCGTTCTGCATAGCCAGTGCGTTAATCTTCAAATCAAAGATTTTCTCACCCTGTTGTGCATCCCACTGTGCCCTCATCTGTGCGCTCAGTGCGTCGCGAGTATTGCGCGATTCGTCGATAATGCGGTAGTTCGTCTCCGCCGCGCTAACCAAGCCTTGACGTTCCACCTGGCAGTTCGTAACTGCGGCGCAGCCATAACCCGGATAGCGGTCGCGGCCGTCACGCACGAACCAGGCAAAAGCAGCAATGATGATAACGAAGAAAATAACGATACCCCAGCCGCTGAAATTAGAAATAGTCATATTTTCGTTCATGGTAATTCTCTCCTTTCCAGAACGTATTTTATTACCTCAGCTCATTTGAGCTGTTGCAAACCTTTTCGGAGCGCGTCTATTTGCGCATCCAAGTTACTAGCCTGCTGCTGTTGTTGTGGCGCTGCATTAAATGCGACACTCGTCACACCACGCAGACTGTTAATGTCTTGTCGCATCTTATCGAGGTTAATTCCCATAGCCTGTGCCGCTACACTGGCGATTGGATTGTTCAAATAGCCTGCGGCCTTATCGAGAATATCCGCACCGATGTTTTTCTCTGCCAGAACGCGCATAGCGTCCTCTCTGCTATTAACTCCCTGCGCTGCTACAGTAGCTACTTCCCATGCCTTTTCAAGCGCCGTCTGCTTCTCCGGCGGCAGATTCAACCACTTCGCTATTGTTCCTACGTTCATTTTTTAGCGCCTCCACTTCTGCCTTTAAATCCTTCACGACAGCCAACATATTGGCCATCATCTGTGTTTGTTCAGCCTGTATCTCCGCAGGTGTTTTCTCTTTTTGAATAACGCCAACTTCCACAAGTTTGTCATAATACTGCTGACATATTCCCTTCAGTTCGTTGTAAGCCTGCAAGCTCACACCAACCTGCGCACGGTTGCTATTGCCAAAGCCAAAGCCATTAAGCTGATATATTTCCTGCCCGTCAAGCTGCGCTAGGAATTGTTGTGGCTGCTGCATATTGATACTTGTAGTTTTTTGTTCTGTGATATTCATAGCCGCTCACTCCTTATATCTTTATTATAAGACTGCGCAGATAAAATGTTCCCTTGATATTCCCTATGCTTTCCCTATCTTGGCAAGCAAAAAGCCGCCCCACCAAGGGGACGGCTGATTAGAGAGATTTTAAAACATTTGTAATGCTTTTATAAGCACGGTTTAATTCCTTTTCTATCGTCTTGTCAGATACATTCAGCTCAACTGCTATCTGGTAATTGGTCAAGCCTTTTACAAATTTTAGCTCACAAATCTGTGTCTGACGCGGCGTAATTTTTGCTTCATGGAGAACCGCGCTGAAAGAACGTCGCGTTGAAGTTTGCAGCCAATCCCGCGTGTTCTTCAGCAGTGTGTCCATTTTGTTGTCACCTACCTAAGTAAATAAGCTATAACTGTTGCTACCCACCCAAACAAGATAGCACAGATTATCTTTCTTTGAAAAGCAATGGTTTCTACATAACCTTTCAATAACATTGTAATAACGCCTGCCGGTAATTGTTCCTTTTCTTCCATCATTCCACCACCATAAAATTTATTTTGTAGCTGCACAAAACAAGAAGATTAACGCAGCGCCCGCATAAATATTCCGTTGATTTTTAATTCTGTTTGTCTGTTTCCGGTCGTATTCCATTTGCCTCATCAACGTTTCGTATAATGCCTTGCTGTCGTCTAACGATTGTTTGGCATTCGCTAATGAGCTTTTGGAGCTGTTCAGTGCCTTCTGTGTTTCTTGCAGCTGTACCCTCGCTTCTGCTAACTGCGTCAGCAGCTCTTTCGACGTGCCCTTCTGCGTTGCTAACATGTCGCTCGCTATTTGCAATTTCGCTTCCAGCAGATTCGTTTCTTGCTTTAAACTGTTCCACTGTGCGAGTGACATTGTTATCTGAGTTGGTGCTGCTGCTTCTGCCGTGCCAACGCCAGTACATATCATTGCAGATAAGGAAAATCCCAGCAACAATAAGACTGATTTTAACAGCCTTGTCAATCTTACGTCTTGTTTCATCTGTCATTATAACCTCATATAAATACTTATATTTATTAAACATAATAAATCGCGTCAGAAGCACAAAATTCGCCTACAAGCGGCTTTAGCACGCCGCAGGATAAATCATAAGCGGCACTAATTTTAAAACGCTCATAGGCGAAGTGTTTTTGCGCAATTTGCGCCTTCTTGTAATTAGATATTCAGATTAGAGAGCAAAGTAATGATGCAGCGCGCCAAGCATAAAGCCTATGATAAGGCCAACCAAAAATTTCTTATCAAGCATAAACATTTTCAGTTTTTCCATTGTATCACCTCCTATCATTATAAAATGTGTCACCGACTGTTACGCAAATAAAGTTACCGAAAATGCTACACGTATAGGAGAGGGAATAACTAAACCTCTTGTCGGTGACTATATCTAAAGCATTATGCTTCAAATCATCTGCCATTACCTGCGTGGCCGTAAGCAGGCACGCCATAAGGCGTAGTTAAATCAATGCCTGCAACATACTGATATGTAGTTTCTGCCCTATTGGCATAACCAGGTCTGTACATTTCGCCAACGTCTGCTGCAATCCAATAATAATTTTTAAACAGTTTGTTCAATGCTTCTAAACTACGCAAGCTGACGTCCATATATCTATTAGCTAAATAGCGTTTGATTACCCAGGTAGAAGTCGGGCACCTCATGCCCGCATATA